CCGCATCATCCAAGTTGCGGTTATCCACCAGGTGCTCGACGATACGCCGAATCTTGCGCCGGATCGGGTCACCGTTGGCGTCCGTGTAAATCCGGTAGCGGATGATCGCCTCACCCAGCGCGTAGGTCAGGTACCAGCGCACCACATCCTCGGCGGCGTCACCCAGCCGGCCCAACCGCGGGCGCTTCGGTGCCGCCTTATCAATCTTCACCGGCGGGCCATCCTTGATCCCGAAGGATCGAATGGTCTTGCCACTCACCTGCGTGCCCTTGCTCTCCGTGCCGATGCAGGTCACGGCCTGATTGTAAAACTTGGCGCTGAATTCCTTGGTGGCGAATTCCAAATGCCCGGTTTTCTGGTCGTAGTGGCCGACGAGCGTTTGCACGCCGTCCTCGGTTATGGTCAGGTCTCCGGTCTTGCGGAGTTTGAGTTGCGCTGTTTCGGTCTCGGTTGACATGGGTGGCGATGGGTTGGGTTGATGTGTGCTAGCGTTTAACTTTCACGACCGACTTGGCCTCGGTTGCGACCTTCAACTCTCCCGCAAGGGAAATCTGTCGGTCGATGATTTCGAGAATAAGAACGGCCCCGGTACGCTGGATGCCGGAGACAATGAGTTCCACACCGTCTTTGCATTCACCGAATCGGAAGACGTTGCCCTTGGTGCCGGCGGCTTTCCGGAGGTGTTCGAGAATAAGGAGCTGGTTGGCGCTGCGGGCACCGGGGAGCCCAAAGACAGACTGAAAAGCATTGGCGAGCTGCTGCGCTCGTGCTCGGGACTGCTGCTGTGCTTCGGTGGGCGTTGGCGGTTGTTGTTGTGGCGTTTCATTGCTCATAAACTCTTACGCGGCCTGGCCCTTGGCCCCGGGCATGGCATCCTTGACGGCGTCCTGCATAAATTGCGGCGAGCCGCCCAATCCCTTGCCCGCCTTGCCCAGCATTTCAGCCAGTTGCGCCTGGCGCTGCGCCGCCTGCATCTGCGCCCGCTGCTGACGAATTGCCGCCACGCTGTTCGGCCCGGTCTTCTTGCGGATCGAGCTAGGCGACATGCCGGTGTTTTCCGCGTAGCCTACCGCCATGTCATCGAGGTCAAAATTGTCCCACAGTTCCGGCTTCTGCTCGGTCATCGGCATCAGGAACTTGACCGTCTCCTCCGTGCCGCGGTTCTTCAGCGCCCGCAACGCATCGTTGAAGCGCGACGTCACCACGATCGCGGGCATGACCAGCCCTTTCTTGCCGTCTCCCGCCTCCTGATAAAGCGACTCGGGCGGGTTCTTCAGCTTGCCCGCCCGGAACATGATGCCAAAGATTCGTTGCATCAGCGGGTTGATGAATTCGGGGATCGTGCGCGAATCCACGGCAGTCAGCCCGTGCAACTGTTCGGCCTGCCGCTGGCTGATCTCATACGCCGTCATTTCCTTTTCCAGCAACGGCTGCGAATTCAGCAGCTTGAAAGCATCGACATAGCAGGCATCGCGGATCGCCTGCCGGCGCTGCTCCTGCATTTCCACCCCGAGTTTGTAGTCTCCCACGGTCGCCCACTCTTTCGGCATGACGCCGCGCGCCATGTCGTCGCCGTTCACGACCGTCGCCCCGCCAGCCCGCATGTCCACATCACCATCGAGTGAATCCGGAATTTGAGTGCGCGGGTAGGCGTGCAGTTCCGCCAAGGCATCCAGGTACTGCTGGACATAGTTGACCTGCCGCGCATCCGGCAGCGCCAGATAGCCGGGCCCGTAGCCCCAGGCCGTGGCCCATTTCTTGAAGCGCCGGCACAGGATCGGCGACTCATCGTAGCCGCTCGTCCGAATGCACTCCTTGAATTCAAACGAAATGTACACGCTCGCAATCGGCTTGTTGGCCCCGTCCCTGCGCTTGGGCAGGCGGTCGCTGTCCTCGCGCGGGAAAATGCAGTGGATGACCTTGAGCTTCTTCTGCGGTCCTTTCGCGCCCTTGCACTGGTCGGCCATCTTCTGCGGGATGTTGTCCCCGGGCTGGTCGAACATCTGGCAAATCTGCCGGTAGGTCATTTCGATCTCGCGCCGCACCGTATCCACGATGCCCCGGTAATCCTCCTCGATGACGTAGGTGCCGATCTTGCAATGCACAAAGTTGAACAGGTCGCGCCCCGAATTCGACTCGTCGACGAGGATCAGGTCCGTGGCGAACACCGCCAGCCCTGTGTCGCCCATGCCCTTCGTCATGTAGAAATTCGAGCGCCCCAGTTCGCGCATGGCCTTTTCGCTGGCCTTGCCCAGCCATGACGTGGCCTCGTCGGCCCCCGCGTGCTCATCCTGCTTGATCTCATCGGGCGCGCCGTATTCAGCCCATGGCTGATTCGGAGGCGTCCACCAGTTGCCCAGCCCGCTCGCCAGCGTCTCCATCGCGTGAATCGTCGTCGTGTCGAAAATCAGGTCAGTCCACCCGCTGATGCCCTCGGTTTTCTGCGTTGTGATGTTCGAGTCCTGCGGCAGACTGTACGCTGCGATTATCTGCCAGTCATTATCGCGCTCGGCCTTGCGCTTGGTCACAAGGTCATCGTATCTGCGCAGCTGTTCTTCCGCGAGTTTGTCCATGGCGGGCTTAAATCTTCGCCTTATACCCGGCCATCGGACCAGCCCCGGCGGGATTCTTTGGGTTGTATCCGCCCGTGTCGCCCGCGTAGATCGTCTTGGCAATCGACTTCTTGAGCAGGTTTTGCGAGGCCATGTCGTGCTCGGCCTGGAGTACCGCGGCGTTATTCTCCGTCACCGGCGGGGCGAGCGAAGGGATCGGGGCCGCGGCGATGGCCGCAGCCGGGGCCGAAGATCCGCCGCCGCCATGCCACCGCGTAAGCTGTTCAAGTCTTTTCATGCAGGGTCATTGCCCTAATGCGCTCTAGGGTCACCACCGTCAAACATAATTTGCCTTCGCGCATCCGCTCCCATGCGATGTAGGGCAGCCGGTAAGGCAGGATCGACCACGCCTTGGACATGTCGCCGGAGAAGCCGTGAATGTACCAGCAGTCCGCCTCTGCGCCGGTGGCGACGTACAGCGGCACCCCGTTGCGCTCGCAATAGCCCTTGTGGATCGCACGCCCGAATATGCAGAAGTCCGGCGTCGCGAACGCAAACCCGTGCAGGCAGTGCCAGAGGTAGTAATATGAAAACGTCTGCTGGCGCGGGTGCGCCGCGTACTCAGCGGCGATGCGTTCGTAGGGACTCATTCCAGCGAAAGATCCTTCACCGCGACCTTACCCAGCGGCACGCGGTCATAGAAGAAGGATGACAGACTGTCGTGGTGTTCTTGTGGCGGCATAAATTTTTTCGGTTCATCGCAGGACTTTCCCGCCCAACTTTTTTCCACCGATGGGATACGACTGCGGACCGGCGCCGCGCAAGACTTTTACGGGCCGGTCCCGGTTCTCGCGCGCAACCATGCTGGTGCCCTCGATCATGCCGAGACGATGCGCTTCACCCATGGTCCGCAGCGCGTCCGCCCCATGGCTGAATTCGTCGTGCACCGGCTGCTCGCCGATGATGCCGTTTATGTTCTCCTCGCGCCGGTGGTAGTATTCGAGGCAGTCGATGCCGGTTGGTGGCGCACGCTCGCCCAACTCCTCGCGCCCGCAATTCGTGGCATGGATGCAGCACCGCGGCAGCAGCAGCCGCACCTCATTGATTCCCAGCCAGATGTCGGGCGTCCGCGGCACCACATGGATGCGCACCATGCCCGCGTCTTGACAGCTTTGCACGTAGGTCTTGCCGTTGCCCTTGTCGCGCGTGTTGGCGTCGTGCGGCAGGTAGTTGGCGCGAATCAGGGCGTTGTTCTTGCGCTCCCACTCGGCGACCTTGCCCGCATACCATGCGGCCGGCTGGCCGGTTGCGCTCACGTAGTCGCAAAGCAAAATGTCGCGCCCGTGGAATTGCACAAACCAGATACAGCCGTAATCGCTCATGCCAATATCCCAGAACGTGAAGGTCGGCACGCTCGCCTCATGGGGGAAATCCGCAATCCGGTTCTGGCTGCGCAGCTTGTCGATGATCTCGCCGTAGATTGCTCCCTCGATGGCCGCGTCAAACGAGCACTCAAACTCGCGGTTGTAGGCGGCTTCGGTCATGGCTTGGCGCGCTGACGCCAGTTCGTGCTCAGGCAGGATGTGGGATTCGCTGGCCGGCAGTCGCATCGTGAAAAAGGTAGGATCAGCGAGCGCACGGGCATAGAGGCGGTAGAAGGAGTTACGCCCTTTCGGCGTCCCAATCCAAACACACCATCCACCACGATCAGCCAGAGCAGGACGAAGAATAGAAGTCCAAACTTCCTCGTCAACGTCAGCTGGTTCGTCCACCACAACCCCGTCTAGATAAATACCACGAAGGGCTTCATAGTTGTCGGCCCCATACAGCGTCACCCGGCCACCGTTGGGCAGTTCTCGATACAGCTCCCCTTCCGATGTTTTGCCCCCAGGCACCGGGGCGGAATAGTGCTTCAGGTAGTCCCACGCGATTATCTTTGCCTGCTGCCGGTAGGGGGCGAGGTAGGCGAATCTCGGGGCGCTTCTTTTGCATAGCAGCGCACCTTTTATCAGATCGTTGATGGCGGCAACCGTTTTCCCGCCTCGCCGATGCACAACCAGCACGCCCCATCGCTGCGTCCGTTTGTGAAATGATTCGAAGGCTTCACGCGGGCAATACGGGATTTCAACCGTTGGCATCGGGCTTTGGCTGGGACTGCCAGGATATGATCAGCGGCCCGCCTTCCGCCCCCGTGATCTCCGTCTGCAACTTGTCGCCGTACTTCTTCGGCGCGAGCTTGCTGAGGAGCCACTTCATTGAGTCCACACTCAGCCGGCTGCGGTCAATGTTGTCGCCTGTTGTCGTCTCAACTCCATCTTTTCCGCACTTCACCTTCTCGCAAATGTTTGGAGTGCTCGACTCCAATCGAATGCGATCCGCCCAATGCTCCCATTGTAATGCGCGCGCGCGCATGTATCTCTCACCTAACTCTTTGTCGTCAATTATCCAGCTTCGGAAAGTGCTTGATGCTGGCCCGCCTGATTCACGCAAATCAGCGCAAACTTCGTTGAGTGTCTCGCCTTCGGAAACGCGAGCAATGATCGTGTCAATAAAGTCCTGTCCCATTTCGGGATTTTAGCGCCTCAAAAAGCGAGGGTGTCAAGCTAATTTTAAAATCACTGGTAGTGGGCTACTTTGAATGTAAAAAGAAAATAAGTGAGATAAATCACAAATAAGGCTTTCAATTCGGTGTGCGATAAATCACATTCCCCACATCGAAAGGCAATCAAGCCTGAGAAAAACAAAAACCTCAATGACCACCGAAAACAAAGTCCGCATCCTTTCCACCGTCACGAACCG